TAACTCTTACCAGATCCGGCACCACCCATGTATACCTCCGTTCTGTGGGTATAATCGGATATGCCTTCATACACCCAATCATTGAAGATCCGGGGATTAAGCCTTCTCGCCATCTATAAACCAGTCCGTTTCTATCCGTTTGACTTCAACCTTGTCAATGTACTGGCCATCCATCTTATTCAGCAAATCCAGGGCTTTGAGCTTATCAGCTGTTGTGATCTTTTCACCCTTAATAACACTTGTAAGCCATCTTTTTCTCTCTACAGCAGTCAGGATCGACTCGTCCTCTGCCTTTTTCAGAAGTTCCTGATACCTTGTCTGAACCTTGTCTGTTTTTAAAAGATTACTTGCTTTGGAATCAACGCTTTCACCCTTCCATTTAGCAGCATTTGGATAGGCTTCAATGTATGCCTGCCTCTGGCTGTTTCCCTTGACTAAGGATGCTACAAAGATCTCCTGCTTTGGTGTCAGCATACATTCCCTCCTTTCAAGGCATAAAGAAAGGAGCGTTTCCGCTCCGGCTGCCATGTTGTCCACATACAATATAACATAGGTAGGGGTTAACAGGGTTAACAACTTTGACTTTTAATATACCTTTTGACTATCAGGAAGGCAGTTTCTTTGTTTTGACTGTTGCAGCATTTGATTGCTGTTTGTCTCCAGGTATATCCAAGTAAATAGTGGTATCTGATAATAGCCTTCACTTGGCTATCATCTACTTCATCAATCCATTGCTCAATACGTACAACCTCTTCCAGAAGCATTTTCTTTTTTTCAAGTAGCCTTGTACGCAGTTGCCACATTCTGTTTACCCAGGCCTCTGTGGGATTCCCTGGGACTCTTATTGAAGATCCATTGCTTAAAACATCGAAAGGGTTCTGTGCGCTTGGAATCGTCCCCCACTTTTCCAAGTCTTTTATTTGCTCTTCAATGGACCTTATTTCATTTCTCAGGCCGGTAATCCGTCCCAGGTCTTCCATTCTCATAGCTGTCTACCTCCTGAACCAACATGGCCGTTTTCCTTAGATCAGCAATATAACATCTATGTATTATGGAAATAACTTCTTTATACTATCAATACACGTAGTAGTAATATCTGTAAACTTATGCTCATCGACTGTGTTTTTGAATTTAATCTTCACTGAAGAAGATAATTCGTCAGTTTCCAGATAACTGATATCGTCCAGATTTATGTAAACTACATCACCAACAATATCTTCCAACTTCAACATTTTATTCTTGGTCATACAGTTTCACCAGCTTTGCAATTTGAAGTTTCAGCATTCCGTTTTCAGCTTCCAACTTTTCAATATAACTGACTATCCGGTTAACTAATTCGACGCTCATTTCACCATTGTGATATAACTGGTTCAGCGCTTTTTGAATCTCAGGCCTCATTTTCTTCCTCCCAATCTGCGACCATTTTTAAGACATCATCTTCCCAAAAGTGCCAATAACAATCAATTAAGTCTTTTGATGCTTTGTGGCTTGCATAGTTCTTTATCCACTCAATAGGAATTGCTTTGACTACCGTAGCACGTTTCTCAATTCGTTCCATTATACTGTAACAAGCCCTCAACACCGCCTGTTGTTCATCGTGTGGAAGGTCGTCAGCATCCCACATCACATCAACAATAATGGTGCGTACTTTGTCAGCATCAATTAGTCTCATTTTCTTTCTCCTAATTCTTCCTAATTCTTCCTAACTTCATACTCTTTACGAAATGATTTTTTAAGCACAAAGCACTCGTTGCTTACAAAGCCTGGACATTCGACAGGTTCCTCACCAATAAACCCTGCATCATATTCGCAATAACCGCATACGGTATCGTCGCCATGTATCTCTCTTACATATCGGCAGAGTTCTTCAAATTCTTTTAACAAGTCATTCACTGTCTTTGCCATTTTCTTCCCTCTCATCAGCAAAGCCACTACCTGTAACTTTAATTAGTTTTTCTTCTATTTCCCTTAACGATTTCAACCCCATATTTTTAACTCTCGTTATTTCACTTTTAGTCTTGCCTTGCAGTTCTTCTATCGTTTGAATATTTGCACGTGCCAATAGATTATATGCTCTTACTGATAAATCTAGTTCTTCAATATTAGCATCTTTTGAATGTATTGCTCTCATTGTTTTAGCAATGATATTGTAGCAATCGTCACAAATTGCAAAATAACGTTCTCCAATATGAAGCTCTCTTTTCTCTGCCAACTTCTCATCAATTACATATTCTTCCGATATTTCTTTTCCGCATAAATCACAGTAGTATTTAACTTTTCTCATTTTCTTTCTCCCATTTATTGTGCTTTTCCAAAACCATCTTCCCTGATGATATAAGCATTAACTAATTTGTGCATACAGTCTATAGGAGTATTAGCGCATGTTTCACCTTCGTGATACCAGCAAAAATATCCATCGCCAGAGTTATTTGGCCTTTTAACCTTACCTAGTTCATACTTGTCGCCATTGACATAAATAAAATATTCACCGTTCTTAAACTGTTTCATTTTCTTTCTCCTAATAATCGAACATCATAAGCACAAATGATAAAAATAGTAATGTAATACCAACAATTGCTAACCACTTACTCACTTCTTCCATTTTCTTTCTCCCACGTATGTATGATTTTATTCACGATCAAGCATATTACTGCCGACCAATTCTTCTTGGTTATATCAAGATATTTTCTGCATAACCACTCGACAGGAATTGCCTTATTGTCTTTCATTCAAATAAATCTCCTATATAGACAATGAGGTAAATTATCATCGCTATTGTCACTGCAATAAACAGAATTGCGAGTGTCCACAGAATCACTGTTATTGCCAAGTTCATTTGCTCTCCTTCCTGTGTTTCTTCACGATCAGGTACAATGTGACATAGCATATCACCATACCCACAATCACACCAAGTAAAAACCAAATAACATTACTCATCACATTCTCCTCCTTACGTCAGGGCGAATTCTTTTTTCCAGCTCTTAACAAAGTTCATAACAGCATCATTTGGCTTGCTATTGTGAAACGCATATACCTGCCTGACATTTTTGTTCTTCAGTTCCAGCGTTACATACGACTTATCCGGACGTGAACACTGTCTGATAAAGAATATTGCTGTAATACCTTTTGCATAGTTCTCAGCATACGTCCTTACGCAGTTATTCATCTGTTTACTTTCTTCAATAAGCTCATCACAACTCTCTGCTGGTCTGATCAGCAGATCTCCATCAGTGAACTGATATTTTATCAATTGAGCATATTGCTCTTTTATCAATGCATTTGTTTTTGCATCTCGAACTTCTTTAACCTTTTTCCACGCTTCATCATGAGCCTGATCCAGATTATCTGGGAACAGATACTTTCTCTCATGCAGCGGATACCCTAATTCTTTCCGGAACGTAAGATAGTCATTGTAGAATCTCGCCTTGTAGAAAGCTTGACCGTGAAGATACTCACACATCCGCAATTCCATGCCCTTTGGTGCAAACTTTAGCATGGACAAGGCTTCTTTGTTGCTGTAGACATCCGCTATTGCATCTGCATCCTCTTCTGTCTTCACATAAGACTTCCTGCAGGCCATCAGATGGTAATAACTCTTACCCTTCAGGTATTCCACCCACTTAGGTTTCACCTTCAGGATCTTATCCAGGCTCTTCTCATTGGTGTTCAGGCATCTGATGCATGTTACAAATGTCGAATATCCAGCCTTGCATAACAGTTCCACCTTTGGCTCTCTCATATAGATCTGTATGTACTCCCAAAAGTTTATATTTGCTTCTGATTGATACCATGCACAATATGGAAAATACTTATCAATCACTACATCCATATTGAGGATCTTTCCGATAAACGGTCCCCCGTTTTTATTTTGGCCCCAGTATCGGTAGGCGCCTTTAGACGTCCATTTTGCGCCATGGTCATGTACCCATCCGCCCATACATCTGTACTCTGTGTGACATAACATCGGAGTCTCATTTGCAAACTGCCTTCTAATCTCAGCAACAGTAACAGATCCGTTCTTATACTTCCTGATGGCAAACGTCCTGCAGAGAAACCTTTTCCCTATCTTCTGGATCCAGCTGACTGATACGTCATTGCTATAAGGCACATATCCTTTCTTTGTGAATTCTTTTGCATACTTACTTACTTCTACCGGTACTCCAAGTTTCAGATCTTCACAGGAAGTCAAAGAGTGACATCTGCTCATCGTTTTCCACCTTCTTTTCCACCGTTTTCTTTGGCTTTGGCTTTTCTGTCTTTACCGGTTCTTCAGCCAGAGGTTCTACTCTAGGCTCTACTCCATTGTAGAAGTCAACAGCCCACTGAAACACCTCAGTATCAGCGATGCACGCACAGCCTCCTACAGCCTTTTTTCTGGCCAGCTCCTTAATCTTACTCATGCATTCGCTTAACGGCCTCTGCGTGGCCTCTATTTGGCTCCAGTGATTGTCTGCAGAGTACTTCTTCAAGTAGTCAGCGATTATCTGCTCGTTTTTATCCTTAGCTTTCAGCAATTCATCTATCGTCATTTCATCTTTCCTTTCTTCTGTACCGCAAGTCATGCAACTGCTCTTTAGTGAATTCTATCTCTCTGAATCGTTTGTTGATATCTCCGATACAATTCTTATCTGATGCCAGTTGGTACAGTCTTGTGGCTATTTTAAGTGCCTTCCTCTCACTTATCCAAATCCACTTATGGTGTAGGCTTTTGAACAATACCATATCGGCACATCATCTCCCTGTCTACATCTTTTATCGTAATTGGACTGACACCTCTTTCCTTGAGTCTTGCTAATGCTGCTTTTCTCTTTAAAAGTCTTTCATGCATCCACTCACCATCTTTTCCGAATACCTCTCGATATATCTTATTCATATCGTTCACCCTTGATTCTTTTCTGAGTTCAAAGTCTGGTATTCTTGATGAATTTGTTTCCGTTTTCTGTTTGAAAACTTCTTCATATTTGTCGACTAATCTTCGCCAGTTAGTCACTTCCTGATCAACATATTTATTCCAGAATTCCCTTAGATTGAAGGTATACTGCTTGGAATCATAGTATTCTTTAAGCATCTTAGGGTCCGGTAAACCAGCCACAGCACACACCACCTTTCTTTTTATATATAGATTTCTTTGATTTTCTCTTTGCTTGTTTTCTTTCTTTCCAACTTACATTCGTTTCTGCTGCTTATAGCACTATCTATATTGAGTAGTTCTTACTTCTTCTTTCTCAAAAGAGGAAATGCGTGACATTTGCGTGACCTGTCACGTGACATTACCGTGACATGTCACACTTTTGTCTTGCCCTTTGTCTCTGCTTTCTGATGCGGTTATCTTCCTTCACATCATCCAGAGATTTCACATTCTGGTACTTCTCCCAATTGATGATAGTAAGGAACCCTTCGGTGTTACCAAGCATCTCCAACTCATACATTGCAGCAATGGCACTCTCCATCGTTCTCGCCTGACACCCGGTATAATCAGCTAGGTCAGCAATAGTATATGGAATCCCTTCAGCAAACTGTATCAGACCGTTTTCGTTAGTTCTGCCGGCCAATGTCAGAAGACAGATCCAGATCCAAGGAAACTCTTTGTTCTTCCTTTTCAACTTGCGAATCTTCTCATCCCTGGGAGTGTTGACTGACAGTTTTATCCATCCAACCTCTTTCATCAGCTACTCTCCCAAGACTGTCTTTAATTCTGTGATTTCCTCTCCTAAGACCATCTGACCGTCTAAGCCGGCTTTTCTCCGCATGGCCCATGTCCTTTTCAGACCGGCGAAATGGCTCTTAAATCGCCTCTGTATGTATTTCTCGGCATCTTCTTTATCAGCGATCTTATATCCTCTGGGGCAGGATGCTACCAGTAGATATTCTCCAGGAGGCTGATTGTTAATAGCCTTGATATCATTCCTTATTTGGTGATATGCCGTAGAATTGTGTTCGCTCATTCTCTCAGCATACCTCGGATAATACTCGTGAAGATCCTTGCAGATCTCCTCTTTGGTAATGTAGTGTTGTGTGACAACCGCTTTTCTAAGCAGATATTCATAAAGCTTTTGCTGTTTTTCTGTTAACATTGTTCTTCCTCTTCTTTCTTCTTCTGAAGCAGAAGCTAAGCCTCGACCCTAATCTGTTGAAACTTCGGGAAAGGAGAAATCCATATTATGACAATCGCAATGGAGTCTCAGCCCAGCTCCTGCTATATGCAAGCGTCCCACCGATTGTTAATCTCGAGGTGGTTTAATGAGTCTTTCTATTTACTGGATAAATTGGGATTGTAGTAGGACGCTACATATCTTTTTTAAAGTCCCGAGTCTGCGAAGAATGCATCTTCGAATGATAATGGCTCCTCTTCGGTCTCAGGTTCCTTGATCGGTTCTTTTTCAACCTTTGGAACCTCTTTTACCTCGACAGGCTCAACTGTAATAACTTTTGCTGTTTCATCAATGTCTGAACTGTCAACATACGTGGGTTTTCCATCTTCGCTGATGGTAGTCATATCGTTGATCATTGCTGTCTGCATCTTGATGCTCATGATTCCCCACTTGCTGATCAGCTGCCTCAGCATCGTTTTATACGCCATACCGTCAAAGTCTTTTTCCCAGAAGGTATAACCCTTCTTAGCAGCATAGCCTTTTGAATATCTCAAAGCATGGGCTTCCATCTTTGATTTGCTCCAGTAAATGGCCTTTCTGAATCCATTTACCAATTCGAACATTGCGTAATATCCGATTGTCGGTGTCTTTTCTCTGACTAATTCGTCTTCGATAAGATTTACTTCTATTTCTTCTGTCAGTGGGTTGAACTTTATCAGTTCCCCCTGTTTGATTGCTACAACGTTAATGTGTTTGTATTGACCGGATCTAATTGCCAACTGGATGTATCCTTTATATCCCATCTGAAACTGAGCGTTCTTTGCTCCGGTCTTCCCATCAGCATAAGGCACCATATAGTAATGACCCAATTGTGGGCTTGGAGATAATTCCAGGCTCTCTCCCAGCAACGCAGCACTGATGATTGTTGCCGGTGTGCATTCTGATAATGCCGGATTAGTTCCTACAGCACTGATAACGGATGCTGTGAATCCTTTAGCCTTTGTGGCATCCCCCAATGTACTGATGATGTTTTTCTGATATAGATCTGATTTGATTACTGCCTGAAACTGTGGTTTCTTATTGGCTGTTAAACTGTTTGCTACTGCCATTTTCTATGCCCTCCCGTATTTGATACCATTAGCCTTCATATATTCGCCTAGAGCCTTTAATTGCTCTCTGGTGCAGGATACTCTGAATGCTATCGTTATGAGTTCAGGCTCTTCTGCCTTGATCTGTCCGATAGCCACAGGTTCGTTCTGTGTTTTAATCTCTGCTTCTGCCTCTACTGCAACGGCTTCTTCAGCCTGCCTGAGCAATTCTTTTTCCTTCAGCTCTTCCATGAGCTTTTTCTGCTGCGCCAGGCGTGTGTTTTCTGCTAAGACAGCACTTATATCTAGTGTTTCAAAATATTTGTTCTTGAGCTGTTCTTCAAATTCGGAATTCAGTTCGTGGACCTGTCTGAGATGCAGATCTGCAGAGATCCTAGTAGCTGAGATCATGTTTCCGATATCTCTGAGTTTGTAAGTCTTGTTCAGCCATCTGTCATCCCAGATCTTTTCTAAAGGGATCAGCTTGGCATATGGGCCGATGTTCTGATCATACAGAGCCTGAATTTCCAATCTCTTAGCTTCTTTTTCTCTGTCAGCAAATGCTTTTACCTGTGTGTCAATTGCCTTTGCGGTCTCATCGACCATTTTCTCTACGTTCTTACACTTCGTTTCAAATTCTTCAAACGGTGAGTAGAAGTTCCTTTTCTGTCTGATTCTCTCATCAGCAATGACCTTCTTCAGTTTGTTCAGGTTTGCTCTGTCTCTTTCGGCATCCTTGATACCATCTTCAGTAACCACCAGGTTCTGATACTTCTTTAAACTGACTTCCAACTGTTCTTTCAGCTCATCAATGTTGGAAATCAACTTTGGCATCTCCGGTATAGGAGAAACCACCAGTTCCAATCTTTCTTCCATTTTCCTTTTTACCTCCTTAGATGATTGGCAATATAAGTGCTGGTCTCCTGCGCTGTTTTACGCATTCCCAGAACTCGATTTCTTTTGGTAAGAGATACTTAAGATCCTCTTCAACCTCTTCTCTGGTGTCGGCTATCTTGTAATCTCTTATTTCTCTGAAGATGCTACCGTCAGCCATGTGCCTGATCAGGTATGCTCTCAGATATCCGAACTGTATCTTTGGATTAGCCAGAAAATACTGTAAGGTCTGTGTGTAATAGTAATCAGGTATTGCCCCATCCTTCCATTTCAGATAGGCCTGACCGCTTGCTATCTCACATCTTTTTATTTCCAGAAATCCCAGTCTGCCGGTTTCCTTTTCAACAAGTATTCCGTCCGGTGAACATCTTATGAAGTCATGTTTAGGATGGATCATAATTCCATTTTCAACATGCCTTACTTCCAGATCCGGATAATCGACGGCAAACAGTTTTCTCAGAGGGTCCTCACTGTTAGTGCCATTCTGAACATACTCAACATCAGAGATGTCCTTAGGCTTCCTGAGGCCCATTTTCTCTTCCCACAGTTCAACATTCGTCTTATAGGGAGAAAGCCCCAGAACTGCAGCAACATCGCTTGAACCAATACCTTTAGTCCTTGCCTGCAACCATTGCTCTCTGTTCATTTCGTTGTTTCCCTTTCCATTATTTTTTGGTATAATTTGTATATCCTTAGATGAATGCAATAGCATCGTCACTGAGACATCTCTTTTCAGCTCATCGAGATGTCTTTTTTTATCTTCCGCTAAATTTGTACCGAACATATATAATCAACAGTACCAAAAGCGGATATGTAGCCAGTATTACACATCCGGCAAACATGACTTTACACATG